TTCCGTTCATAAATCAGCAGGTGAATCGTTACCTTCAGATGATGGACTTTTATATTAATTTCAATCTGGATGAAGAATTCAACGAAACTGTAAAATCACCCATTCACGAAGACTTTTCTTATAGTTCTTTTAGTGAAGGTGAGAAAATGAGAATTGACCTTGCCCTTCTTTTCACATGGAGAGAAGTCGCCAGAGTCAAAAACTCCGTCAATACCAATCTGCTGATTATGGATGAGGTATTTGATTCTTCGCTTGACGGTTTCGGAACCGATGAGTTCTTGAAGATTATTCGTTATGTCATTAAGGATGCTAATATCTTTGTGATTTCCCATAAGTCAGACCTGCATGACAAATTTGAAAGTGTCATAAGGTTTGAGAAAGTCAAGGGTTTTTCCCGTATGGTATCTCCATCAGCACAAGACTAATGCAAGTCCCCAATCGTCACCACCACTCTAAGAAGGAACAAAAGCGAAAACTAAAACCGCAAGCACTCCGACAAGCAAAAGCACGTCGCCAAGCACTCAAGAACCGCCTCTCACGGGGCGGTTCTTCTTTTTTATAAATATCTAAAAAGTGTCTATAAAAATGAAAGCAAAACTAGCAAAAGATCTGATGGAAGCATATGCTTCTGTTTATACCCAATCAGAAGAAGTTATTGCAGAATCTGATTGTGAGTGCGAGGATGGGGAGAAGTCTGAAAAAGAGACTCCTGAAATGAATGGTAAGAAGAAAGTAAAGAAGGAAGAAGAGAAAGAAGATGAAATGAAAGAGGGATATGATCTCTTCGATTATCTGTTAGAATACCTAGTTGCTGAAGGTTATGCTGATACCAATAAGGCAGCTCTTGCTATTATGGCAAATATGAGCGAAGAGTGGAAGCAGAGTATTGTTGAACAGAGTGCTATTGGTGCTAGGGCTGCTAAAGTAGTTGATGATCAAAGACAAGGATATCATGGTGATTCCGATGCTATCAATAAACTACAAGATGCCGCTTCCAGATCTATGGGAAGATTAAAAAAGGGTCAGGGACCCGTTGTTACTCCTGGTCTTCCTGGCGTTTGAGATTGAGACCACTTCCAAAACTGGCACACAAGAGGGTCTCAGCACCCTCTTTTTTTGTATAATGATTTCATACGCATCAGACCTATGACCGTTCGCCACGAAATCAAGTCCCAACTTGCTAAATTGCTTGCTACTGAAGACCTTGTGGTTGAGCACAAGAAAGTAGAGACTGCCTGCTTTAATGTTCATACTCGTGTGCTGACGCTTCCTTTGTGGGAGAAGGCAAGCAATACGGTCTATGACCTTCTGGTGGGTCACGAGGTCGGTCACGCTCTCTATACGCCTGATGAGGATTGGTTGAAGGAGCACAAGATTCCACCCCAGTTTGTGAATGTGGTGGAGGATGCCCGTATTGAGAAACTGATGAAGCGTCGTTATGCTGGTCTCGCAAAGACTTTTTATAACGGTTACAAAGAACTTGCTGATGAGGACTTCTTCCAAATTGGTGATGATAAACTGGAAACTTATAATCTTGCTGACCGCGCTAACCTGTGGTTCAAGGTTGGTAACTTTGTAGATATTCCAGTTGAGCGTGGTGAAGAAACTGAAATCATCAACCTGATTGCCGATACTGAAACCTTTGCCGACGTGCTGATTGCAGCAGAGGAACTCTATAAGTATTGTAAGCAAAAGCAACAGGAAGAAACCAAGACTCAAATTGATAATCTGGAATCTCAGGATTCTGGTGCGAGTCAACAACCTGCCTCCGACTTCTCCGATCAAGAGGAAGGTGAAAATGATCAACCCGAAACTGATGGTTCTGATGGTTCTGCTTCTGAACAAGGTTCTGAACAACAAACCAAGTCTCCAATTGGGGGTGAACAAGATGAAGAACCAGAAGTCAAGACGATGGATTCTCTTGAAGAAGCACTTAAAGACCTTGTGAATAATGATGGTTATGAGAATGTTTATCTGGAACTGCCTCAACTTGACTTGAAAAAAGTGATTGTTCCTAACAGTGAAATTCACACTCGTTGTAAGGATGAGTGGAATGGTTGGTTGGATCGTATGGAGTATACTCACGAATTTATTTTTACATCTGTTGATAGTCAATTCAACGATTTCAAGCGTTCTGCTCAAAAGGAAGTCAATTATCTGGTCAAAGAGTTTGAGTGTCGTAAGGCAGCAGATTCGTATGCTCGTGCTACAACTGCCCGTACAGGTGTTCTAGACTGTTCTAAACTTCACACATACAAATATAATGAAGACCTGTTCCGTAAGGTAACCACACTTGCCGATGGTAAGAATCACGGTCTGGTGTTTGTTCTGGACTGGTCTGGTTCAATGGGAGATGTGATGTTGGATACAGTCAAGCAACTCTTCAACCTTGTGTGGTTCTGTAAGAAAGTTGCGATTCCTTTTGAGGTTTATGCATTTACTTGTGACTATCCTTTGGTGACTTATGATGAAAACAATAAAGCAAATCTACGAGAACTTGCTTATAAGAAGCGTGATGGTCTGGTTCAAGTTGGTGAATGGTTTTCAATGATGAACCTACTCACCAACAAAGTGAATGCTAAGACTCTGGATGAACAAATGAAGAACATCTTTCGCCTGGCCACTTCCTTTGGTCGCTGGTCTCATTGTTCCTATCCAACTCCTACTGGTTTGAGTCTTTCTGGAACTCCTCTAAATGAAGCACTTATTTCTCTTCATCAGATTCTTCCCAAGTTCCAGAAGGAGAACAAACTTCAGAAAGTTCAATGTGTTGTTCTAACTGATGGTGAGGCTTGTATGATTAAATATCATCGTGAAGTCAAGCGTCACTGGGAGGAAGATCCTTTCTTGGGCACTTCTCACATTGGACCGAATGCTTTCCTCCGTGACCGTAAGACTGGTATGACCTACTCTTGTGATTGTGATTATCATGAGTTTACTGATACTCTTCTTCGTAATCTTCGGGACAGGTTTACTGATATTAACTTCATCGGTATTCGTGTTCTTGAATCTCGTGATGCTGGTGGATTTATTCGCCGTTACTGTGGATATTATGGACCTGATTATGAAAAAACAATGAATGCATGGAAAAAAGAAAAAGCATTTACTATTAAGAAGTCTGGGTATCATTCTTACTTTGGACTTTCTACCAATGCACTTGCTCAGGAATCTGAATTTGAGGTTGCTGAATGTGCTACCAAGTCTCAAATTAAATCTGCTTTTGTGAAGAGTTTGAAATCCAAGAAAATGAACAAGCGTATTCTTGGTGAGTTTGTGGAACTTGTTGCTTAAATTGGCAACATTTTATAAATATATGAAAAAGTATTTTTTCATATAAATGAATTTAACCGACGTAAGTGGTATCCACAAAGCATACCAGAATGTTTATTATACCAATGATAATCTTTTTGAGGATATTGTAGATTTCTGCGACACCAAAGAAATTTTTGAAACATTAGATGAAGCAAAGTATTTTTCTAATCTAATTATTGAAAATGATCTAGCATTAACTTTTGTTGAGGATGTTCTAGAATATTATACTGAAGAGCAGTTACTCGATGAATCTTATATTGCAGAAGTTAGTGCTGGATTATTGAAGACAGGATTAAAGGTTGCGGGTGGTCTTTTAAAAAAAGTAACCCCAGCAGTTAGGGGACTACCTGCAAAAACTCTTGTAAAAAAAGGGTATACTCCTGGTGGATTTAGTTCAACAGGGAAGCAACTTAGGAAAGTTAATAAACCAGCACTTGCTACTCAAACTAGATCAATTCAGCAGGCAAGAGCAGCAAGAAAACCACCAGAAGCTCCAAAAGCAAATAAGTATGCAGATATGCTTGCTGCAAAAAAAGCAGCAGCGCCTGCCCCTACCACCAAACCTGCAACACCAAAATCTGGAGGAGGAATGACTCCTTCCTATGTTGCAAAAAGGGGAGTAACTGATACTCTAGCAACAACTTTGGCATTAGGAATGGGACATATGGCTGGACTTAAACCAGCATCAAATATCATGAGGCAGATGACAACACCTATTGTCAAAACTGTTACAGATGTGGCAACTAGAATAGCACCTACTGTATCTAGGGCAACTGCAAGAGCACCTAAACCAACATTTAAACCTGAAGCGCTACCTAAAACTCAAAAATTGGCAGAACCTGGTGGTGCATTAGTTTCCACAAGAGCACCTAAACCAACGTTCAAACCAGAAGCACTTCCCAAAGCACAGAAGACAGTAGAACCTGGTGGTGCATTAGTTTCCACAAGAGCACCTAAACCAACTTCTAAATCTGGATTATCGCCAGAAGGAAAAGCGATTCAAAGACTGAATAAAATGACTGGTGGTGGTCCTTTGGGAACTAGGGAATTGCCAAAACTTTCTCCTAGAGCACCAAAACCTGCTTGGGGTGCAGGGGCAACTCCTTCCAAACCTCAACAATCTTCTGGACAAGTGCAAAGAAGTGTTGATTTACCCCCAAGCAAAACAACTTCTTCTGTTAAATCATCTAAAAAAACCCCAGAACCACCAACTGGAAAGGGTGGAAATCGTGGTGGATTGACAAGTACTGTTCGTGCTACTTTATCACCAACGGAAAAAACAGGAAATATGAAGTATCCTGGTCTTGAGAAGTATGCAACGGGATCTGGTCCTGGAACTGGTGGAGCAAAACAACCTAAAAAATCTTTACTTGGGCCCGCAATTGGAACTGTTGCAGTTGGAGCAGCAGTTGCTGATACTGAAAGGCAGCAAAGAAAGCAACAAAAAGCAACAACAGGAGTATCCAATATTGAAAAACCAAAGAAAACAGTTACTGGTGAAGATGTAAGAAAGAGTTTTGATGCTGCTTTTGCAACAGAGAGAAAATTAAAGGGTCCGAAGGGCACTTTTAGATGGACAAATCCTTCAACTGGAAAGTCAGGTACATATAATACTAAAATGGCAGAAGAATCTGTAGACAATTTTGATATTATTTTAGATGCACTTTTAAGTGAAGGGTATTCTAATGAAGATGCTTTAGTAATTATGTCTAATTTAAATGAAGTTGCGGTTACTAAATTATTATTAAAACTTCAAAAATCTTTACCAAAATTATCTAATAAAGGTAAAGAATTAGCAAGGCAGATTATGTCTAGGCAAACTACTACTGCTGCTGATCTTGAACGACAAAAAATGACCCCAGTTCGTAAGCAACAAACAAAACAAAGACAGGAAAGAGAACCTGAAGATAAGTATGGTCATCCATCTTTGAGTGCTGCAGAAAGAAATCCATCGATGCGTTGATGGGTCCAATTTTCAAACTGTCACAGGGGGCACTTGGTTGCCCCCTTTTTGCTTGTATAATATATCTGTTGAGACAAACCACCCAATTACATCATGCCTCGTAAATCTTCTGTGAACGACGAACAACTGATTGCTTCTATCCAAGAACTGTATGGTTCCGATATTACCACTGGCGACCTCAAGGGTTTTTGCGCCTCTCGTGGTTTGAATTATCAGACTGTGACTCGTCGTCTTGAGAGTTACAAAACTGGTCGTGGTCGCTGGAATCTGGAAGTGACTCCGACTGTTGTAAATAAAATGGAGCAAGCATATCAAGCTCCTGCTGCCCTTCCTTCTGTGGAACAAAACCTCATTCCCGATAAAGATGATACCTTCGTCAAGTTTGGTAACTTTAACGATATTAAAAAAATTATTTCTTCCAATCTTTTTTATCCGACGTTCATTACGGGTCTTTCGGGTAATGGTAAAACGTTCAGTGTGGAGCAAGTATGTGCTCAACTTAAGCGTGAACTGATTCGTGTGAACATCACTATTGAGACTGATGAGGATGATTTGATCGGTGGTTTCCGTCTTGTGAATGGTGAAACTGCTTGGCACAATGGTCCTGTGGTAGAAGCATTGGAACGTGGCGCCGTGCTTCTCCTGGATGAGATTGACCTTGCATCTAACAAGATTCTGTGTCTCCAATCCATCCTGGAAGGCAAAGGTGTTTTTCTGAAAAAGATTGGTCGTTATGTGAAACCCTCCGCTGGTTTCAATGTTGTTGCTACCGCAAACACCAAAGGTAAGGGTTCTGATGATGGTCGTTTCATCGGCACTAACGTGCTCAATGAGGCATTCCTAGAACGCTTCCCCGTGACCTTTGAGCAGTCCTATCCCGCTCCCAGCACCGAGCAGAAGATCCTGGAAGGCATCGCTCTGGATCTTGGCGTGGAAGACCGCGACTTCTGCAAGCGCCTGGTGGACTGGGCAGACATCATCCGCAAGACCTTCTATGATGGTGGTATTGAGGAAATCATCAGCACCCGCCGTCTGGTTCACATCATCCGTGCTTATAGCATCTTCCAAGATAAGGCAAAGGCAATCCAAGTGTGTGTGAATCGTTTTGATGACGAAACCAAGCAGTCTTTCCTTGAACTTTATGACAAGGTGGACGCAGACTTTCAACTTCCTGTTGACGAACAGCAGGCAAACTGATAGAATATAAGGAGGTCAATGTGCCTTCTTTTTAACCTTTACTATGGAATAAAATGTCTGAAAACTTTGAAAGCACTTACGAAAGTTCAATCCCTAATCAAGATTTCTGGGTAGATGATGGTATTAGTCTGACTGGAAATCCTTATGCCTCTCCTGATGCAATCATCTTTGGATCACGACTTCCTGGTGGTCTTGGAGATGATCACCTATCTTTAAATCCCCCTTCTACTTTTAATTTGAATATGCCTGAAGATACAAATAAGAATGGTTTCTGGAAATATAATGAAGAGAAAATCCTGAAACAACTTGAAGAATATATTGCAAGCACTTATCGTCAACATTATGTTGATCGGACTGGTGGTGGGAAGGAACAAACTCTTGACAAAATCAAACACAACCGTCGTGAAGGTTTCTGTGCTGGTAATGTAACCAAGTATATTGATCGTTATGACACCAAAGGAACTCCACGAGCAGATTTGTTTAAAGTTTTGCATTACACAATTCTTTTGATTAATCATCTCAATCTTATTGAAAACAAGTGAAACTCAAAGACAAAACTATGAAACTATCTGACAACACCCTTGTTATCCTCAAAAATTTTGCAGGAATCAACAATTCTATTCTTGTGAAAGAGGGTAATAAACTTCGCACTATCTCAGTAGCAAAGAATATTCTTGCCGAAGCAGATATTACGGAAGAGTTTCCTCGCCAATTTGCTATTTACGATCTTAACCAGTTTTTGAATGGTCTCGGTCTTCATCAAGATCCTGATCTTGATTTTACTGAACAATCTTACCTCAGTATTAAAGAAGGTAAGCGTCGGGTAAAGTATTTTTATGCTGATCCCAATGTAATCATTTCTCCTCCCGATAAAGAAATTCAACTTCCTTCTTCAGATGTGTGTTTCCAACTCGATAGCACTTCTCTGGAAAAACTGGTGAAGGCAGCGGCAGTATATCAACTTCCTGATCTTTCTGCGATCGGTGAGGCAGGTGTCGTTAAACTGGTAGTCCGTGATAAGAAGAACGATACTTCTAACGAGTATGCGATTGTAGTTGGTGAGACTGATGATGAGTTTACCTTCAATTTCAAGGTAGAAAATATCAAGATTATTCCTGGTGCCTATGATGTGGTTGTGTCTTCTAAACTTTTGTCACAATTCACCAATACCAAATACAATCTGACCTATTATATTGCTCTGGAACCTGATTCTACTTTTGGTTGATGGAATTTCTTTTGTATTTGACCCCTATTGGTCGTGAAATTGTTCAGAATGTAATTCGTGCAGGATATCCAGTTCGGGAAAACATTGAGTTTTGTCGTGATAAGAATAGGTTTGGATATGGCAATTTTGATAAAATGGTCATCTGCACGAATAATATTAAAAACAGTGGTTTGGATGTAAAAGCACAAATTAATTACACCCTGTATCACGAAGCAGTTCATACGGCACATATGTGTAATGGTTATAAACCATTTTATATCAATGTAAAGAATATGCCTCTTTCTTGGAATAAAATGGAAGATATTAAAAAATCTATGTCAATGTCAACTGCTTCTAAACAAATGGAGCATGAAGCGTTCTGGATGGAAGATAAACCAAAAAAAGTAAATTATGTAGTCAAAAAGTATTGTTTTTGATATGAACATCTTTGTAACGTCTCCTTGGCCTGCTGAAAGTGCCGTATGCCTCCCCGACAAACACATTGTTAAGATGCCTTTGGAATGCTGCCAAATGCTTTCCATTGTTGCCTCTGAAAAGTGGGGTCATAACTATGGCACTCTTCCTAAGGCAGATGGAACCCCCTACAAAACTGAGAAAGGTGCGTTTCGTAATCATCCCTGTACCAAATGGGCAATGGATAGTATCCACAATGCCTATTGGTTGATTAAGTGGGGAATGAACCTTGCGGATGAGTATACGGTGAGGTATAATAAAACTCACTCCTGCTACAAAACTCTTGTAGACGCATACTATCTTTTTCCAAAGGGGAAGATTACAGAAGTGACTACATTCGCTCGTGCTATGCCCGAAGAATGGAAATATGATGACAGCATTGATACCTTTACTGCTTATAAAAGGTATATTGCTTCAAAACCTTGGGTGAAGGATAATTACCTTCGTATGCCCCAGCGTAAACCTGATTGGATTTGATTATGAACAGTGATTTTATTTGGGTTGAGAAGTATCGCCCTAAGACTATTGAAGATTGTATTCTTCCAGAGTCTACCAAGACTATGTTTCGGGAGTTTCTAAATAAGGGTGAAATTCCAAATATGCTTCTTGCT